AAGGAAATCGAGCGCAAGATTTTTGGGGATGATGGCCAATGAAGCGCCCATCCTTTCAATTCTATCCAGCAGATTGGAGAGGCAATGCTAATCTGCGACGATGTTCTGAGGGTGCGCGAGGCGTATGGATGGATGTGCTTTGCCTGATGCACGACTCTGACGAATACGGTGTATTGCGCTGGCCGCTTACAGATATTGCTAGAGCAGCAGGGGTGCCAATAAAGTTTCTAAGGGAATTGGCAAAGCGTGGCGTTTTAAAGGGTAGTGATAAGGGTTGTGATTCCTATACCCATACGCCAGTACACGCCAGAAAGAAGGGCAACCCGATCACCTTGCTGGAAAAAACAGATGAGTCATGCTGGTATTCATCACGCTTTTTGGTGGATGAGTGGCGGCGTTCTGTGAGTGGCGGCGACACCAGATTTAAATCACCTAGCAATTCACCAAGCGGCGGCAAGGTGAATAATGTGGTGAAAGAAAGCAACGCACCAATCCCATCACCAAGCGCACGGCGAGGAGAGGGCGCTACATCTACATCTACATCTACATCTACTACTGAAGTAATTAAGAGTAGTAAAACACACACAGAGTATATCTCCGAACAGGATGAGTCTGAGCGTGCCGCTTACCCCGGCTTGGTTGGCAAAGCGATGGTGAATGCTGGCATTGATCCGACCACTTGCAACCTGAGCCACCCTGATTTCCTTGCTTTGATCGATGCTGGTGCGACGGTACTTGAGTTTACTTTTGCAGCACGAGCGGCGGTAGATAGGGGGAAGGGTTTTGCTTATGCGGTCGGCACGGTGAAGGGGCAGCGTCAGGAGGCGGCAAAGCTGAAATTGCACAAAGGGCCGATGCCGAATAAGCAGCAGCAGCTTGAAGATCGTAATCGTGATGTAGCCGATGAATGGAAACCGGACGAGGTTGAAAATGGATAAATCCGATTACAAAAAATTCCGTGGTTTGATTTCTGATGTGCACGCATTTTACCAGCGGGATATTTCAACATTTTCGCTCAATGTGTGGTGGGAATCGATGAAGATTTATAGCGTTGATGCGGTGTCTCAGGCGTTGAACCGACATTGCATGAACCCAGACAGTGGCCAGTTCATGCCGAAGCCTGCGGATGTGGTTAAAATGCTTCAGGGGTCAACTCAGGATGCTGCACTAGCGGCATGGGCAAAGGTGGATTCGGCGGTTCGGCGGGTTGGAACGTATGTCGATGTGGTTTTTGATGATCCTATCATCCATCGGGTGATTTACGATATGGGTGGATGGATTGCTCTCGGAACGAAGAATGAGTCGGATTGGCCTTTTGTGGCGAAGGAATTTGAGAATCGCTACCGAGGGTTTAGGTCGAGAAGTGAAACACCTGAATATCCAGGGAAGATGGTCGGCATCGCTGGTGCGCACAACGAAAAAGAGGGATATAAATTAACGTCGCCAACGCTGATAGGTGATAGGCACAAGGCAGAGCAGGTGATTATGGGTGGAACGAATAGGCCGATGATTGGTATTTCTACGATGTCAGAAGCGCTGGGTAATGCAGGGGATTTACTGCAAAATAAGCCGGAGGAATCAGCATGAAAACCCAAGTCACCGACACCAGCATAGCGGCATATCACAATCACGGAAGCCTATCGGCCCAGCAGCGGAACCTGATTCTTCAATTCATTAGCGACAAGGGCGGGGATTGGAGTATCGGGGAGGTGGCGGCGGAACTTGAGCTACAAAAATCCACTGTCTCAGCCAGAATCAACGAACTTTTGAACGATACCTGCCAACTGGTCAAATTCCCAAAACGGAAGGACAGAATCAGCAGGATTACGATCAGGCCGGTTGGCTTACCGATGGGGCGGGGGAGTTGTTTGGGGGTGGGGAATAATGCGCTTCTTAAGTTTGTTTAGTGGCATAGAGGCCGCAAGCGTAGCGTGGTATCCGTTAGGGTGGGAGTGCGTCGGAGTGGCAGAAATTGAGCCATTCCCATGCAAAGTTCTGGCGCATCATTATCCAAACGTACCTAATCTGGGAAGCGTAACTGAAATAACAAAAGAGCAGATTGAAAGGCTTGGACATATCGACTTGGTTGTGGGTGGTTTCCCGTGCCAAGATTTATCAATTGCAGGAAAGCGTAAAGGATTGCGTAATGATGACGGAAGCCCAACAAGATCTGGTCTTTTCTACACCGCCATGCAAATCGTCGAGTGGGCAAACCCAAGATGGACTCTTATCGAAAATGTCCCAGGATTGTTCTCATCGAGAAATGGAGCAGATTTTGCATCAGTGGTTGGAGAAATGGCTGGGTGTGAATTTAGCGTACCGAGAGACGGGTGGAGAAATTCCGGTTGTGCAGTTGGCCGCATCGGATTGGTCGAGTGGGTCACTTTGGATGCACAATACTGTAGAACACCGCTCTACCCTAGAGCCGTCCCGCAACGAAGAAGGCGTGTGTTCGTTGTCAGAGATTCTGGAAACTGGCAAGGTAGAAAGCCGTTATTTTTTGACGAAGAAAGCCTGCGCGGGAATCCTCCGCCGAGCCGAGAAAAGGGGAAAGAAGTTGCCGGAACAATTAGCAAAGGCTCTTTTACGGGTGGCGCAGGGGGTAGACCAGAAGGAGCCGCCGGAAACCACTTCATCTCAACCAGCAAAGAATATGGAGGAGAGGGCGGACTTCCTCTGCCAGAAATGCGGGGAGGAGAACTCGGTAACATGGTGGCCGATGTGCGAATGGTGCGGACAGGAGCAAGTGTAGGAGCATCTGGAAACTACTTCATCCCAAGCGGAACTTGCAGCGGCAAGCAAACATTCGGAACGCTAATGGCTAATTGTGGGGAAAAGCAATGGCTTGGCAATCAGGAGGCGTTAAGCGGCGATTATCATGTCTTTGCCCTCGCCGGAAACACAATCGACCGCAAACCGGAGAACGGCGGGAATGGCGCTGGATTCGATGGATCAGGAACTAGTTACACGCTGACGAAGGTTGATAGGCATGCCGTGGATTATTCGTTCGATTCCATGTCTAGCAATAGCATGAAATCTAGCAACCCAGACAGCGGATGCAATGAGGTTGAGGTTGCTAAATGCCTAGATACGTCGAGAGGATTGGACCCAACTTGTAATCAAGGTGGTATGGCGGTAGCTTTCCAGCAAAACACACGGGACGCGGGAGCTCTATCTGCATCGCCGGGGATGAAGCAGCAGAACTATATCGCTTTCGGTGTCGGCGAAAAGCCAGAAGTAGCCCATTGCTTGAGGTCTGGTGCCAGCAAAGCGGATAAGCATGAGAGCACGACTTATGTAGCCGCTCAAGCGTTTAATCCTGTATCTGCAACATTAAAAGGGTCAGGAAAAGGGAGCGGAACGCCTGACCCATCAGACGGAAACGGACATTCCCTTGTTTCTGCTTACCGGACCAATGCTGCCGGACAAATAAACGATCAGGAGGGAATTGCTGCCGCGCTGAACACTCAGACTGACCCGTGCGCTCAAATACTGCATCAGGATATGTCAGTCCGCCGATTAACCCCCACAGAATGCGCCAGACTCCAGGGATTTTCAGATTCGTACCTAAGTCAAGTTCCCGGTGCATCCGACACGCAGATGTACCGAGCGTTAGGAAATTCAATGGCTGTAAACGTCATGCAACTACTTGGTCAACGAATTCAGATGGTGGATGATCTATGACTATCGATGAAGCCCCATTTGATATGACAATCGCAGAACCCCCAATAGTCGAAATTAAGGAATTCGACATCAAAGAGCTTATCCGATTGCGTGATGAGTGGATTTTGAAAGTCTCGGACAAGTTGCCCTACAAGGTGATCGCTTTAAATTGCGGATTATCCCCACATCGTATTAAGCAGATTGTGTTGAGGATGCGGGGAAATCGTGCCACAATTAGCAATAAATGATGTACAATCATGCAGCCAGCTAACTAATGCAAAGGACAGATCATTTTACCCAATGATTTGCTGGCACTTTAATCGGGTATCTCACATGAAAGGGTAATCATGTCGTATCAAGAATTCATAGCAAGTAAAGCAATCGTCCCAGTTATATCAGGGTTTGATATAAACGCTGATTTGCTCAGTAAACATTTATTTGATTTCCAGCGCGTGATTGTAAAGTGGGCATTGAAGCGTGGCAGGGCGGCTATATTTGCGGACACCGGCCTCGGCAAAACACTAATGCAAACGTCATGGGCTGATGAAGTATGCAAACAAACATCCGGTAACGTGATGATATTCGCACCCCTCTGCGTTGCACATCAAACGGTTGGTGAGGGTGAAAAGTTTGGAATCGCAATCAATTATTGCCGGTCGCAAGATCAAGTAAAACCTGGAATCAATATCACTAATTATGAAATGATGGATAGCTTTGATATGTCCGTATTTTCGGGCGTGGTGATGGATGAAAGTTCGATCATCAAAAACCGAGATGGGAAAACTCGAAACTTCATTATTGATGCGTGTAAAGATATTCCGTATAAATTAAGCTGCACCGCTACACCATCACCTAACGACTTTATGGAGTTGGGTAATCAAGTCGAATTCCTTGGAATTATGACTATGACAGAAATGCTTGCGACTTACTTTATCCATGATGGTGGCGAGACATCAAAATGGAAACTGAAAGGGCATGGCAAGTATAAGTTTTGGGAATGGATGGCAACTTGGTCCGTATGCATCCGCAACCCAGAGGACTTAGGGTTTAATGGGGACAAGTACAAATTACCACCGTTGAATGTAGTCGGTCATGTGGTGGAGTCAAAAGCAAAATTCGGGCTATTTGCTGATGTTGCGGTTGGAATGTTGGAGCGCAATCAAGCAAGGAGAGAGTCGATTGAGGATAGGGTTGTTAAATGCGCTGAGTTGGTCAATTCCAGCGTTGAGCAATGGGTTATTTGGTGTCACTTGAATGATGAGTCCACTATGCTGGCGAAAGCTATTCAAGGGTCTGTTGACATAAAAGGCTCGGATAGTATTGATAAAAAAGAATCTGCTATTGACTCGTTTACTGATGGGTCATTGAGGGTGCTTATCACGAAGCCAAGCATCGCAGGATTTGGGATGAATTGGCAGCATTGCCACAATACAGCGTTTGTCGGGCTTTCAGATAGTTGGGAGCAATACTATCAGGCAATTCGTAGATTCTACCGATTTGGACAAACACACATCGTTAATGTCCATGTGATTAGCGCAGAATCAGAGGGTGCGGTAGTTGAAAATATCAGACGTAAAGAAAGCCAAAATAGGCAGATGGGAGAGACGATGGTGGAGCATATGAAAACCTCATTGCAAAAAGAGATAAACGGAACCAAAGCGCAGAAGTCGGAATATATTCGTGATGTTGTCAAAACCAATGACTACGAGTTGCACCTTGCTGATTGTGTAGATTTGGCTAGTGAGATTGAAACCGGAACAGTTGATTACACGATATTTAGCCCGCCATTTGCAAGCCTTTATACATACTCTAATTCAGATCGAGACATGGGTAACAGTAATAGTCATAGCGAATTCTACGAGCATTTTAGATATTTGGTAGATGAAATGTTTAGGATTACCCGCGATGGTAGGTTGCTGTCATTCCATTGTATGAATCTGCCAACAAGCAAACAGAATGATGGATTTATCGGAATTCGTGATTTTAGAGGCGAGTTAATTCGGATGTTTCTTGATGCAGGATGGATATATCATTCTGAGGTTTGCATTTGGAAAGACCCCGTAACTGCGATGCAGCGCACTAAAGCATTAGGGTTGCTGCACAAGACCATCCGCAAAGATTCCAGCATGAGTCGGCAAGGAATCGCTGATTATCTGGTGACGATGCGGAAGCCCGGGCAGAATGATAAGCCAGTCAGACATTATCGCGACGCAGATGAGTGTCATGCGGCTTGCAAAACAGAAGGTATGGATTATGAGGTCGAATCCGAGAATATATTGGAGGTCGGTTTGTGGCAAAAATATGCGAGTCCGGTATGGATGGATATAAACGCATCCAGAACCCTCAACTATCGGGATGGTCGCGCTGATGATGATGAAAAGCACATATGTCCGTTGCAGCTTGATGTAATCGAGAGGGCTATGCACTTATGGACCGCGCCGAATGATTTGGTATTTAGTCCGTTTGCTGGTATCGGAAGCGAGGGGTATACGGCGGTCAATATGGGACGAAAGTTTATTGGTAGCGAATTAAAGCCGAGTTATTTTGAGCTTGCCAAGCAAAATATGGCAGATGCGAAAAAGCATACTGGCGACTTATTTGCGGACGCAGGATGAAAGCCCACCACAGAGCAAAGCTAACCGACGATCAGGTACGCGAAATGCGCCAAAAGCATCTTGCGTATGTGGTTGGATACGAAACGCTGGCAAAGCAGTTTAAGTGCGGCATTAGTACGGCTAGGGATATATGCACCTACAGAACTAGGGTGAATGTCCGATAAAATTGGATGATTAAATGAACGATAAACGAGTTTTCTATTTCAAGCATGACACAGCACGCAAGCTTGCTGGCGCTCAATGTATGACTGCACCAGATGGGTATATGTGTACGATTGAAGAGCCGAAGAAATCTAGGCTTCAAGAGGAAAAATATCATGCAATGATAGGTGATATTGCGAAGCAGTACGAATTCATGGGAAAGCTTTGGCACCGGGACGATATGAAGCGACTGATGGTAGATGCGTTTGCAAAGGTTATGCGGGACGCTGGTACGCCTTTACACCATGATGGGAGGGTAGCGCCTAGCATGGATGGCGAAAGAGTTGTGCAGTTGGGAATCCAGACAAAAGATTTTTATGTCAAGGAGGCTTCGGATTTTATCGAATATCTTTTTTCGTTTGGCGCAGATAACGAGATTGTTTGGACTGAGAAGAATGGATTTTAGATGAACCAATCCTACACAAAAAAAGAGCGTTCCCATATAGAGGCAGTTAAATCGCTTCCTTGCTCAGTTTGCGACCATCCAGCACCAAGTCATGCGCACCACATCAAACAAAGCCAGCCATACCTTTGCGTGGCATTGTGCTTTGATTGTCATCAAGGGCCTGTTACTGGATGGCACGGGCGAAAAGCATCATGGCAGGTTAGGAAGATGGACGAGTACGATGCGCTGGCGGTAACGATTAGGAGGTTAATGGAATGACTGACTTTTGGTGGGGTGTATTGGCTGGGGTTGGCGGCACGTTTGCAGTGATATTGATTGCTGAGGTTTGGTCAGCAGCTATGGATAAGAAGGCCGAGCTTGATCACGGTGTATAAAAAAGGATTAAACGGGTAACGCACTCCCTTGGTGCGGATGTAGAAAAGGAGACGGCAAAAATGTTTAAAGCATGGAGAGCAAAACGGGAGCTAAAGAAGCAAGCGAAGGCGCACATGATGCAGCAGGCGAAGGTGAGTGTTGCGGTTAATTTTCTCAAGACGGTTGGGTTGTCGGCAGTTCAGATTCGGAAAGTTGGGGATGATGAGTATGTGCTTGCGCAAGATGGCTATTGGCGCAAGATCGGGCAGCAGCAGATGGACTTAAATAATCTGTCACAACCTAATCCTGCGCCAAAAAAGAATGTGGCGCGAAGCAAGAGGTCTAGCAGAAGGTCAGCGTAAATCCATTAGCGTGTATTCAGAAAAGGAGTTTCACATGAAACAGAATCAAATTGAATTACCAAAGTTCAAGAGTCACAAAACAGTACAGGCGGCCAAGATTCAATCGCTATGCAGACTGTTATGAGTCATTTTCACCGGCTGAGGCGTTTGAGGGTGGTTATACGTCGCTTGATGATATGCGGAAGCCGTCAAAAGTAACGCTTCATGTTCTTCCAACCAAAATTACAGCGGATGTCGTGGAGGGCTGTATAAGAAACGAAGCTTACTTTGTTTTTCCGAACACGGTACATACGGTGTGCTGCTTGACGCTGGATAACGGCTTTACAGTGATCGGCGAAAACGCTTGTGTCAGCCATGAGAATTGGGACAAGGAAATGGGTGAGCAGGAAGCACGCAAGAAGGCTATCGATAAGGTGTGGATGCTTCAGGGCTTTTTGTTGGCGGAGTTTGGCTTGATGAATTTGAGTGCTGGGGAAGTGGTTGGTGAGGCCGAGGAAGATACGCACCTATAGCCGTGAAAGAAGACGAACACCAAATCCAGAAGGCTTTTACCGAGTGGTTGCGGTGGAATGAGGGCAAGCATCCAGACCTTCAAACTGCCTACGCAGTGCCAAACGGCGGGCATCGTAGCAAGGCTTCGGCTGGAAAAGCAAAGGCGGAGGGCGTTAAGAAGGGCATCCCTGATTATTGCTTTCCCTTTGCGCGCGGCGGGTTTAATGCGCTCTATATTGAGTTCAAGACAAAGACTGGCACCTTGAGCGAACCGCAAAAGAAAATCATTCCGATATTACGCGCTCAGGGGAATCGCGTTGAGATAGCGCGTAGCGTGGACGATGGGATTGAGATTGTTCAGGATTATTTAGGGGGTTAGATGACGACGCTATCAACGCTGATCAAAAATGCAGGTGGTTCGATTGATGAGTCTGTGTTGAATCCGCATCAGTTGGCTTATTACAAGGCTAAGACCGCTCGTGATGCTGAGTCTTTTCGAGTGCTGGCTAATGTGGCGATTGCGACGTTACCGACTGGTGTGCATCCATTCCGGGGCATTGAGAAGTTGGTGAGAATTTATTTCGGGCACGGCATCAGCTTTATTTCGGTGCGGACTGATTTGCGTTGCAAGGATGCACAGGTGAAGGCGTACCGGAAGGCAGTTAATGAAGCGATGGTTAAGGTGCGGGAGAGCTTGAAATCTGAGATTGAAAGGATGAATCAATGTGGTTGATTTTTTTTAAAATTCAGGTAGAAGAAAGGGGTAAGGCACTTCAATGCAGGAGGTTATTTTGCAGCTAACACCACATTTTAGTTTGTCAGAGTTTACGGATTCCGATACCGCAACCCGGCTGGGGATTGATAACACGCCAGGGCGCGATGAAATTGTCAATCTACGCCGTAATGCTGGCGTGATGGAGGCGATTCGTGCTGCGCTTAATGAGGATGCCCCAAAGGATGTCGGTGATGTGTATGTAACGGTTACATCCGGCCATCGCTGTGAAGCGTTGGAAAAGGTGCTGTGCGACAAGGATTATCGAGGGTGGTGCGCCAAGCGTGGAAAACTGCGCGACCCGAATTCTTGGGCAGAGTATTTTGCGAGAAAAGCGCATCCTCAAGGCAATGGCACCGACTTCAAAGCCCCACGCTTCGGTACTCCATACGAAATCGTTAAGGCAATATCCAAGCGTCCTGAGATTATGAAAAGGATCGACCAGATCATCATGGAGGGGACTTGGGTGCACGTTGGTCTTAGCGACAACCCGCGACATCAAGTCGTAACCGCCACGTTCGATCAGAACGGCAAGGCTTCATACAAGATGGGGTTGGAATGAGTAAAAAGACTTATTGCACTGGCTTTCAGTTTGAGCCGGTCGAGTCATGCTGTAAGGTGCATGACAATGATTACGGCAAGGACGGAACGGTAAGCCGTGCGGAGGCAGATAGAAAGTTTCGTGAATGCGTGAAGTCTACCGGTAGGCCAGTGATGGCTTGGTTTATGTGGGCAGGACTTCGTTTGGTTGGATGGGTTAGATATAAGGGGGTTGTGATGGCAATGATACGCAGATGCACACGAAGCAGAACAATGTGGTTTGGGCATATCAAGATGTTGCTTGGCGTGGCGGCGGTTGCGCTTGGTTTTTTGAACCCATCATTCTTCCCTGAAATCAAGCCTGAGTATGCGGGTTACGCTGCTATGGGAGCGGCAGTAATTACCTATATTCTGCGCTCAATGACCAGAAGGCCGTTATCAGATTTAGATCAAACCACTGAGGATAAACTTTGATGAGTCCAACTGTTTTTCGTAATGCCTTGATTGGTCTTGTATTGATTGCCGCTATGACTGCATTGATTAGCTGGCAGCGGTCCGATGCGGCTGCAAAGCGGGATGCTTACTGGCTAGCAAAAGAAAACTCAGAACTAGCAGCTGCTCAGACTAAATATATTCAAATGCAGGATGCTTATCGCGCTATGGAAGGTATTTGGCGGAAATCGCAAGCAGAAATCGTAGAGAAATATCAAAAGGAGTTAAGCGATGCGGAAATTCAAAAGAACTATGCTGTTACTACCGCTCTGTCTGGTGAGCGTAAGCTGCGCTTCAAAACCACCTTTGTCGGCCGCAAGTGTACCGATGGAGGTGGCGCCGCCGATATGCCCAACCCCAACTCCGTCGATTATGGTGGAGCGGGAGGCGAACTTCGTCAAGAGGTTGCACTTGATCTTCCCCCTGGAATCGCAGCAGAACTAACATCAATAGCTTTTGATGCTGACAGGAACACCCGGCAACTTTCGGCGTGTCAGGCTAATTTACTTGTGTGCGGGAGGTAGTGTGGTAGACAGGATAGCGACCCATGTGACTTACGCGGCTTCAGGATCGGCTGTAATTTTTGGCGTGACTGCAAATGAACTTGCAGCCATCGTCGGTGTAGGTGTTGCCATTTTATCTTTGCTGGTCAATATCTGGTTTAAGTTCCAGCATTTGAAGCTGGCTAGAGAGCGGATACACGAGGAAGATAATGAAAAACCCCAAAGAAAATAAATTAATTTCAATGCGACCAGTTAAATCCGGCGCCGCGAAAAATGTTGGCTACGATAGCGGCACGAACACTCTTGTAGTTGAATTCAAGAGCGGTCAAACCTATCACTACAAAGATGTGCCTTTCCAAACCTACGATGCTTTATTGAAGGCTGATTCATTTGGTAAGACGCTTCAGTCAAGCATTATTGGGAAGTATCCACAGGAAAGAGTTGGAAAATGAGCGACCAATTGCAGCCATACCAGCAGCGCGTAATCAATGAGAAAGACGATGTTCTGGGGGATCGCATAGAGGCATTCAATGTATGAGCGGTCGGCTGACAATTAACCAAGATAAAGCTGCTCAAGAGTACGTTAAGCACGGAAATAAGAGTGCTGCGTATCGATCCGTTTACAGCACAAAAAACATGAGTGCCAATGCGGTGCATGTTGAAGCAAGCAAGTTGTTTGATAACCCTAAGGTTTCCCTAAGGGTAGAGGAGCTACGCGAGAAGGTGGCTCAAGCTTCAATTATGAGCGCTCAAGAGGCTTTGTTGGAAGTGTCCAGGTTGGCGCGATTCGATATTCGCAAGCTGTACGATGAGGATGGATCGCCAATACCGATTCATTTGCTGGATAAGGAAACTGCTGCTGCAATTCAGTCTGTGGATATTGAAGAAATCTGGAGCGGGAAGGGTAAAAGTCGCGTATTTGTGGGCTACACGAAAAAGTACAAGGTTGTAGATAAGAATGTATCTCTTGAAAAGTTGTTGAAATATCACGGTCAGTACGAGAAGGATAATAAGCAACGCGGCGATGCGGTTGCCGAATTTCTTAACGGATGTAGTGGTGCCGGTTTGTCAGCGGTTAAGGGTTAATGACCACAGCCGATGTTGACGTGCTCGAACAGCTTAAAGCCAAGTATGGCGACAAGTTATCTGACCCGGTGTGGCGGATATGTTCTGGTGAGCTCTACAAGATACTCATCAAAGGCGATAATTCCGACGACTCGGATGATGGTCTAGTAATTCCTTTTAAGCCCAATAGGGCGCAACGCCGGTTTATGGATCGGCTACATCATCGCAATATTATCCTTAAGGCCAGGCAGCGCGGCTTCACTACCCTGATAGCAATTATCTGGCTCGATCATGCGTTGTGGGTACCTAACTCACGGTGCGGCATCATTGCGCATGATCGGGAGGCGGCGGAGGTGATTTTCCGCGATAAGGTGAAGTTCGCCTATGAGAATCTGCCGGATATGTTCAAGATATGGGCACCGCTGGCCAAGGATAGTGCTAGTGAGTTGTTGTTTGCGCATAATAATAGTTCGGTGCGTGTGGCAACTTCGATGCGTTCTGGGACTATCCAGCGATTGCATGTGTCTGAGTTCGGTAAGATTTGTGCAAAGTATCCGATGAAGGCCAAGGAGGTGATTACCGGTTCGGTGCCGACCGTGCCGAGTACCGGTATTCTGGTGTTTGAATCGACCGCAGAGGGCGAGGTGGGCGAGTTCCACGATATGACGGTGCGTTCTGTTGCGCTGCGCGATCAAGGTAAGAAGCTCACGCCGAGGGATTACCGATTCCATTTCTTCGGCTGGTGGGATGATAGTCCTGAGTATGAGTTGGATCCAGATGGGGTGCTGATCACCGATAAGGACCATGAATACTTTGACAAGATTGAGGTTGAGATCGGGCAGAAACTCACCATGCGCCAGCGTGCGTGGTATGTGGCGACCCGGGATGCAGATTACCCGAACAACCCTGAGTTGATGTGGCAGGAGTATCCGAGTACCTGGCAGGAGGCATTTCAGCGTTCTACTGAGGGTTGTTATTACACGAAGCAGATGACGATTGTTCGCAAGACGGGGCGGATATGCAATGTGCCTCTGATCGACAGCAAGCCGGTGAATACGTTTTGGGATATTGGGAATTCGGATGGCTGTGCGGTCTGGTTCCACCAGCGGATAGGCGTGGAGCATCGGTTTATCGGGTATTACGAGGAGTTTGGCGAGAACTTGAAGCATTATTACAAATATCTTCAGGACACTGGCTATATATGGGGTAAGCATTACTTCCCGCATGATGCTGATCATAGTCGGCTGAGCAATGATAATCGATCAATCGCCGAAATGATGGAGGGGCTGGGCTTGCGCAATATCGTCATCGTGCCGCGCATCGATAACATTGGCACCGGCATTGAAATGACCAGAGCGGTATTCAGTCAGTGTTATTTTGATGAGGTGGGATGCAAGAAGGGTATCTCACGGCTGGATAACTACAAGAAGAAGTGGAGTTCAATGCAGGATAGGTATATCGATCAGCCTGATCATAATGGCAGCGAAGGACCGGATGCTTTTAGGCAGTTCGGTCAGGCGGTGGATGGTGGCTTGCTTTATTCTGTGACCAAGCCGAGCAGCAGAAAGAAGGTTAGGAGTTGGAGGACGGCGTAGCATGACGCTAATAGATGTTAATAGGCTTCTCGGACTTGGGTAGTGGTTCAGTTTGAAATTCCACACCATTCCAATACTCAACCCTCTGCGCTATCATGGCCGTATGGAAACTAAACCCAAAAAGCGCAAGGATTTCTCACAGGTTGCTTTTGATGTGGCTCAGATAGCCACTGGTGATAAAGAGGCACAAATGCCATTAAAGGGGCGCAAGGCTAATTCCTCTAAAGGCGGAAAGAAGGGCGGAAAATCTCGCATGGATGCGCTTACAAAGGAGCAGCGTAGTGAATTAGCAAAGCAGGCAGCAGAAGCAAGATGGGAAAATGCCGCGCCATCAGCAAAGACTAGCGCGGCAAAACCCAGATCAACTAAACAACACTAATTGACTAGGATATGAGCGCCAGTGCTGACACACATTTTCCAACTTGCCGAAGCGAAGCCTTATATATGGTCTAACAAAAACGCTTTTGCGCTTAAAGTAGATAGACATAGTCCATTCTCCTTATAAAAATTGGAGAGCAATAGTTGCCTACAACGCCCAAAAAGCGTACTATCTGAGTTGTCTGAGAGGACAGTGTTGTAGGTGACAGAGGGGTGCTCTCACCACCTTGTCACAAGGCTAGGAAGTGTTGGTGCACTCCTAGCCTTTTTTATTTATTCCTTAATCTTCATTTCAATTTCCTCATTTCCTCCTTATGACTGAAAAAGGCGGCGGTAATATACCAAACCGCTATAAGTTGAAGAAAGTAGAAGATAATGAACTGTAAAAAAGCGAAAGCCCAAGAGGTACGAACTCTTGAGCTTTCATGTTTGAACCCCGTTGTAGAGACGGCCATAAATAGCAATGGTGCGCTATTAAGGAGGGCTCGGATATGGCTAGCAACCTTATGACCTTATTAGAATAAGGTAGGCTATAAGCCAAACCAGCGCGATGCTTATAGCGTCACGCTGGTTCTTATTATACCTACCCATACCTCTATTGCAATATTTTTTGTGAACATCTAATTATGTTCGCGTGTATTGCTATTGTCTTTTTTATGCGTCATTCATTTATTTATTTATTACAAAGGAAATATCATGGCAGTCAAGAAACCAACTCGTAATGAGCAAACCTCTAGTCGCGTAGCTTCAATTGCATCTAAGGCATTGCACGATCCAAAAAGTGTAACGCCAAGCCAAGTGAAGGCAATCGCGGCAAGCGTGCTTACTCAAGCCCCTAACAAGGGCAAGAAGAAGTAACTCTATTTTCAATAAGCGGCGTGATCTTGATTACGCTTCGAGCAGGTATATGGATTGCCCCGCTTGATTGAATATTTTGCTTGTCCTCAATGTCAGCCATATTGGGGGCAAGCACTTTTTGATCTTCGCCGTCATAAACCATGAAGCCTACTGATACGCACTTGCATATTTGCGATGCTGCGAATTCATTTAACCTACCCCATCCTGGAATAGGCTGGCGGCTATCCTCCCATTCGATCAGCACAAGCTGGCACTTAGATGGGATCTTCATATTAGTCTAGGCGAACTGTCGTACATCCAATAGCCTCTAGGCACTGAACAAGGAATACGGCAGTGAATTTCCCCCTGCTGATCTTGTTTGCGATATTTGCAGCGGTTTCTGTCACGCCTACCAATTCAAGCTTTTCGGTCAACTCTTGGTAACTAATGTTACGACGCTGTAATTCAGCCTTAAGTAACCCTTTAACAGTATTTTCCCATTCTTTATCTGTTTTCATGGAATACCTCTTGAAATATAAAAATCATCATACACGATATAAATGTGTTGACAAGTGATATGTTATGTATCATCATATGTAACATAAACATATCGCAAGTGATTATAATCATGGCTCAACACTTCCTACTCTCAGCAAAAGCCCGCACCTTGTCAGTTCGCAAGGTTATGGAGCTTACTAATGACGAAGCCTTTCAGGTATTCAAGGAAGTCCGTTGGGGTTCTGGTGATGAAGTTGCCTGTCCTGTATGCGGCACTATTGGTAAGCATTACTTCAAACGAAGCCGCAAGCAATGGCAGTGCAAGGATTGTGGACATACTTTCAGCGTCACATCAGGCACTATCTTTGCCTTCCACAAACTTCCGTTGCGTGTGTACCTAGCAGCTATCGCAATCTATACAAACGCTGTTAAAGGTATCTCAGCCTTCATTGACGCTGTAGAAGATGCTTTCGGGGCTGATATAGACTTTGCGCAGTTAGTTAAGATATATGGCTCACTAGGCCAGCATAAGAACGATGCACGCCGTTATAGCCCTGCTGAGTTCACAGGCTCAGAGAAACGCCGCATTACTGGCAATCCAGAGATTAAGCATGTATCGACCAGCTATGTAGAACGCCAAAACCTAACGATGCGAATGCACATGCGCCGCTTTACCCGTTTGACTAACGCATTCAGCAAAAAGCTAGAGAATCACATGCACGCAATCAGCCTGTATTTCATGTTCTACAACTTCTGCAAGATTCATAAGTCACTGCGAGTAACGCCAGCAATGGCTGCTGGTGTAAGTGAAACACTTTGGGAAATTTCTGATATTGTGAAGCTGATTCCAGAGGATGCACCGAAGAAGCGTGGCAGTTACAAAAAGAAAATTTCAAACTGAACCACTACCCGGACTTGACATATATAAATAATACGGTAGAAGTAATCAGCAACTCGAATTTCAGGTTGCTATTCATGCCGATAACCATTGGTGGAAACACTTGCCGGTTTACCAGAACTAAAGGCGACATTGCCGCATCTTTTCAGTATGTGAATGATGAGCCTGCAATGTGCATTTTCCCGATGGCAAAGCGGTCGAATTCTGGCAGTTACATTCTTTGCGAATCCGCAGTCTTTCAACTCACCGATAACTTCTTCCTACAATATAACTCGTGGCTGGCCGCGCATATCACCGGTTTCGGTGTCCCAAAGCCACCGATGTATCAAGGGCAATATCTTTCTGCTGAACAATTCCTAGCTTCTTTCGTGCGCAATATGCCGATGGGCACCAAAGATCAAGTGTCGCATGAAATGGAGTTGGCAAAAGCTAAGGCAACCGAGGCGATTCCGAAGGTGCGTTACATCACGGCGATGGCCGATTGCTTTCTGTTGTGGATCGATGATTTGTTGATGATGCCGCCGAAACCGGATGATTTGCAGGAATATCCTCACAAGCGTATGGAGGGTGAGGCCACCCTGTCAATTGATGGGAATAAACAAACCGTTGAGATGGTGCATTGATGGCACAGCTCGAAAACATTCAGACCAAAAAGGCTCACGACCCAGACTCTCGCTACACAGAGGGCGGGGCGGTCGAGCAAGATACTACAGTTGTTCACGACTTAGACAAGCCGGATGCGGTGAAGAGGCTGAGTCAGTTTGAGAGCTGGTTCGAGTATGAGAGAGGGGCTCAAGCAGAGAACCGCTATCAGATGGCACTTGATCAGGACTTCTATGATGGTCTGCAATATTCTGAGGATGATGCCGCCGAGTTGATGGAGCGCGGTCAGGCACCTTTAGTTTTCAACGAGATCAAGCCGACTATCGACTGGATGGTTGGTACTGAGCGTCGCACTAAGTTTGATTTTGATGTATTGCCCCGAAAAAAGGACGATGGCGACCTGGCAGGCGTGAAGCGGGATGTGCTGAAGTACATCAGCGATGTGAACCGCATTCCTTTTGAGCGCAGCCAAGCATTTAAAGAGTCTGTGATTTGCGGCCTTGGTTGGATGGAGGACGGCATACGCGGGGACAACGAGGATGACCCTATCTTCTCTCAAAGCGAGTCATGGCGGAATGTTTGGTACGACAGCAACGCGAAGAAGCTGGATTTAAGCGATGCCCGCTATTTATTCAGGCGCAAGGTGCTGGATTTGGATGTGGCGATTGCACTGGTGCCAGACCGTGAGAGCAAATTACGCTCGTCGGCGATGGATATGGATGTTTTCAAAGGCCATTACGATGATGATTATTATCTGGGGCAACCTCTCAAGCAGAGCGCTAATGGCACGACACCGGTAGCTTCATTCTCGCGTTATGCAGGCAGTGCGATTGGCTCAGGCGGGCAGTTTTTGAACCGGCGTGAGCGCGTGGAGATTATTGAGGTGTGGGAACGGCGACCCGCGAGAGTACAGAAAATGCGCGGTGACTTGTTCGATGGCGAAGTCTACGACGGCAAAAATGAGAAGCACCGCAAAGCATACGATGATCAAATCGTTTCACTCTACGACACCACTGAGATGCAAATGTGGGTGTCGTTATTCGTCAAGGGTGCGTTGTTGTGGACTGGACGCAGCCCATATAAACATAATCGATTTGGACTAACCCCGCTTTGGTGTTATCGCCGAGGCCGTGACAATGCGCCTTATGGTGCAGTACGAAATCAACGCGACCAGCAAGAAGATTTGAATAAACGTGCAAGCAAGGCGTTATTCATCCTGTCTACCAATCAAATCATCATGGAAGAGGATGCGGTAGAGGATATTGAAGAGACGCGGGATGAAGCAGCCAGGCCGGATGGCGTACTCATCAAAAGAAAAGGCAAAGAATTTGAAGTGCGCCAAGACAAGCTGCTGGCCGAAGAACACTTGAAGCTGATGGATATGGATGCGATTAGCATCAGAAACTCTGGCGGCGTGACGGATGAGAATCTTGGGCGCGGAAGCAATGCGCAATCTGGCAAAGCGATCATCGCAAGGCAGACGCAGGGTAGTGTGGTGACGGCTGAGATATTCGACAATTACATGCTGTCTTTCCAGATACAAGGTGAAAACCTGCTGTCTCTGTCCGAGCAATACTACTCAATGCCGAAAATCATCCGCATATCCGGCAATAAAAAGGGTGTGATGGAGTGGACTGAGATCAATCAGCCTCAAGACGATGGCACCTATCTGAATGACATCACGGAAACGAAAGCTGATTTTCTGGTAGACGAAATGGACTACCGGGAGACGATACGGCAGGCGATGTTTGAGCAGATGATGGATATGGCTTCAAAAATGCCGCCAGAGCTGGCGATCAAGCTGCTGGACTTGGTATTTGAAGAGTCTGACGTTCAAAACAGGGATGAGTGGGTCAAGCGCATCCGTCAAATCAACGGGCAGGGCAAAGACGAAGAAGATATGTCCGAGGAGGAGCTTCAGCAGGTCAAGGAACAGAAGAAGCAGGAGTCCGAAGCCGCTGAGTTGGAGAAGAGAGCGGCGACGGCCAAGGTTGCCGAGGTGGAAGCCAAAGTTGCACATCTCGAAGCGCAGGCCCATAAAACCAATGCTGACACAATCAATGCGACCGTAGATGGCGTAATGAAGGCGTTACAGGCGGCTGGTGTGGTGGCTCAAACACCTGGTATTGCACCAGTCGCCGACGAGATTTTGCAGGACGCGGGACATCAAGATCAAGGCGGCGTGGATCAGGAAGCCGTTTAGGGGTAATGCAGCCCTACTGCATGAACTATTAGGAGAATGACATGGCAGAGAATCAAGATGCAGCAACAGAAGAATTGACGATTACTGACGAACAAATTACTTTGTTGTCTCAACACTATACAGAATCAGAGCTTGAGGCACTGTCTATTGAAGAAAAGTTGGCGCTGGTAGAAGATGCCGACCCGGATGCGTTGGCTGCGCTGAATGGGTCTGAGCAAAAAGATAATGCCGCGTCTGATGACAAAGGTGATCAGTCGAAGCAAGACGGCGACAAAGGCGACGACAAGGATGGCGATGATAAAGGCGACGACGAGCCGGATGATAAGGCTGGTGATGACGATAAAAAAGGCGATGAGGGTAAAGATGGTGACGACAAGCAAGGCGACACCCCAAAAGCCCCTCGCAACGACTTCGCGCCTGTTTATCACGCTGATCCGGTAGAGGGTTACGAGGAAAAATTGACCGCGTTGGATAAAGATTTTGAAGAGGGCGACATAACCCTTCAGGAATACAACCGGCAGCGCGATGATCTAACCCGCGCGCAAACCAAAGCGGAAATATCAGCCGAAAGCAGTAAGCAAATGGAGGATCAGCTTTGGCAGCGTCAACAGGATGACTTCTTTGAGGATAACGAGGATTATTACAAAACCGATAATGATTCATTGAATGCGGCGCGATATGCTGCGCTGGATGTGGAAGTCAAGCGCTTGGGCGAGGCCAATGAAAACCGGAGCGGTAGCTGGTGTCTGCGTGAAGCGCATAAAGTTGTTCTTGACAGTCTTGGCGGTGGCGCGGTCAACAAAGATAAGGATGACGACAAGGCTGGAGATGATAAAGGCGACAAAAAAACTAAGTCACGCAGGCCTGATCTGTCAGATACGCCAAAGACGCTTTCTGGCGCACCTGCCGCAGATAGCTCAGAAACGGCAGGCGAGTTTGATTATCTGGATAAATTGGACGGTATTGCATATGAACAAGCGTTGGCGAGATTGACAGATGCTAAACGTGAGCAATACTTCGCTACTTAAATGACATGCGATATTACGACGTAAAGGTTGGCCAGCACTTGAAGATTGGGGACGCAATCATCAAGGTTGAAAAGAAATCTGGTCAACAGGTGCGTTTAGCGGTTGACAAACCCGAAAGCTTGAGAGTAGAAGTTGGAACTGTAGGAGTTGCGCCACCAGCGTCAAAAGGGCTGACTGGATTTAGCAAAGCCTAAAGAATTGCGGTAATCCGCAAAGTGGGTGAATAACCCGAATGGACGAAGCGCATAGGTGCTTCTTTATGAATCATATAAAGGAGTGCGACATGGCTAAGACCATTGTGGGGTTGAACGATCCCAAAGCAGTAAAAAAGTACAGCGGCCAATTGGCTGTTGATATTGCCCGTACCTCATACTTCAGCAAGAAGTTCATGGGCGAGGGCGAATCCGCATCAACACCGGTTCAGATTCTACGCAACCTTGAAAACGATGCCGGTGAGCAAATCACCTACGATCTTTCCTTGCAACTCAAGATGCAGCCTGTTGAGGGCGATGAAGTCTTGGAAGGCCAAGAAGAGGATCTGAAGTTCGCTACCGATAATGTGTACATCAACCAGATGCGCCAAGGTGTAAATGCTGGTGGGCGCATGACGCGCAAGCGTACGCTTCATGATTTGCGCATGGTGGCGAAAGCCCGTCAGCGTGATTGGTGGAGCCGTGTGATGGATGAGTTGTTGTTCATCTACATATCTGGTTCGCGTGGTGAGAATTCAGATTACACATTCCCTACCAGTTATACCGGCTTTGCGGATAACGGCATTACCGCCCCTGATTCCGATCACATCTTGTATGCGGGTTCGGCAACCAGTAAAGCGACTGTTGCGGCAACCGACAAGATGACGTTGACAGCGGTGGATCGCTTATGCGCCAAAGCAACCATGATGGGTGGCGGTACGGAAGGTATTCCTTCTATCCAGCCTATCGTGATCGATGGCGAAGAACATTTTGTACTGGTCATGTCCCCTTGGCAGAAGTACGACTTGAAGCGCGATGCTGGTACTGGTGGATGGCTCGACGTGCAAAAAGCGGCTGCGGCTGCGGAAGGCGCAAAGAATCCGATCTTCAAGGGCGGACTAGGCATGTACAACAACGTCGTGCTGCATGAAGCCAAGCAGGTCATCCGCTACACCGATTACGGCGCAGGCTCAAATGTCGCAGCGGCACGCGGCTTGTTCATGGGCGCTCAGGCGGCTGTGATTGCCTTTGGCTCGGCAGGCACCGGAATGCGCTTTGATTGGCACGAGGAAATGCGTGACAACGGTAATCAGTTAGTGGTTTCCACTAATTCGATATTCGGCGTGAAGAAGTGCAGTTTCAAAAGCAAAGACTTCGGTGTAATCGCGGTGGATTCTGCTGCAGCCAATCCGGGCTAAACGAAAGCTGAATGAGGCGGTTCGCCGCCTCCAAGCAATTTCAAATTGATACAAGGAGAGCAACATGGCAACTACTAATGTGTTTCAAGCTGAGGAAGCAAAGGATGTGCGACCCAGCATTAGCCCGGAAGGTGCAGGCAAGGTTTTCGCGGTTCGTGGAGAATATGATCTTGCGGCAGCACTTATCCTTGATGACGTGATTGAGATGGTGAAGCTTCCAGCCGATTGCGTCCCTGTTGATGCGATTCTGGATACCGATGATCTGGACACCAACGCCACACCACTGATTACTTTGGATGCAGGTATTATGTCTGGTACGCCAGGTGATGCGAATATTGCTCGTACTGTTGGTACTGAGCTATTCGCTGCCAGTACGGTCGGTCAGGCAGGCGGCGTGGTTCGTCCAAGTGCGGTAACGGCATTCCGTGTGGCACCAGCAAGCGCTGATCGTTCTGTCGGTATCTTGGTGAAGGCTGCCCCGGCAACCGGCGCGGCAACCGGCAAGATCGGATTCACTTTGCTTTATCGCGCAGCACGAGCAGGCGAGTAACAGGAATGGGGTGGTTGAGCGCCACCCCATTCTTTTATTTCTAAAGCTCATTCCCTAATTACGACAAGGAGTGGCAGATCATGTTAATTAAATGTAAGCAGAAACGCGAAGGCGGCAGCAAGATTGAAATTGGTGGTTCCACATATCATTTCAAACCAGAAGCGGGAGATGGTGATCATGTATGCGAGGTGGCGGACAAGAATCATATCGGACGATTCCTATCTATCACTGAAGGCTATGAATTGGCGGGTGACGATAAGCCAGTCGAGCCAGATAAGCCTGATCCCGTGAATCCTGAAAATAACGGCGGCGAAGGTGATGGTACGGATGACTCTAACACTGATGATGGCGAGAAAACTGACGGTTCCAGCGATGGCGACGCAGGTGAATCTGGCGATAGCGGTACTGACGGCTCCGAAACCGGTGATCAAGGTGTAGATGTGCCGGATGTTTCGGCTATGAACAAAGATGAGTTGATGTTTTTGGCCAACGAGCGTGGCATTACTGTGAATGACAAATCACCAGTGCCGACCTTGCGTAAGACAATCGCAAATGCGCTTGAAGTGCAGGCAAACCAGTAAGTAGCCGGTAGGGGTAATAATGGAGCGCTATCAAGAGTCAATCGCCAACAAATCGGGGAATCCGATTGCTGGCGCGTCTGTCGTTGTCCAAGATTATCCATCCGGCACGCTGGCAACAATCTATGCCAGCAATAGCACAGCTGATACACCTATCGTTAATTCAGAGCTCACGACAGATGCGGATGGTGAGTTTTTCTTCTATGCGCTGAGTGGTCGCTATCAGTTAGTGATCTCAGGTGAGCTCATAACAGGAAAGCTATACGAAGATATAACCTTGGCCGACACAGAAGAGATTTTAGTAACTGAAGCTTCCAAGGTTGGTGCTGACGACGGCGCAAGCGGCACTTTATGGATCCACGTACAGGGCTTGATAGATTATCTTCTGTCTCAATTAGGCTCTAGTTTTATCGGACATATCGATGATGGTGTGGGCGCAAGCCCTACAACGGTTCAAGCTGAATTGCGGAGGGCTGGCTACACTGACCAACCACTATCCCAATTCGCAGCCACAACTTCTGCGCAGTTGGCTGGCGTACTGAGCGATGAAACGGGAACGGGATTGGCTGTGTTCTCAAACTCACCGGTATTAGTTACACCGAACTTGGGCACTCCATCTACGCTTGTGGGTACGAACATCACCGGAACGGGAGTAGGATTTACGGCTGGCGCGGCAAATGGATTTGCCTCTCTTACGACCGTAGTAAAC